GATGCCTAAAGTTCCCTCTATCTCCATTAAAACTAAACCTAAACGATTCATTAATAAAGACGGTTCTTATTCCAAATTAGGAATGGACTGGATTAAACTCCTTAGTGAAAAAGGACTTCCACTTGATTATGACGGTGAAGTCGAAATCATCACAGGATATGAAGAAGGTAATCCAAACTCCACTGATCAAAAGAAAGACTGGTTATATTCTCTAGGATGGGTTCCTAGAACATTTAAAGAGAAAAAGGATAAAGAGACAGGGGAAGTCAAACAGATCCCTCAGATCAATCTAGATCAAGGAAAAGGAATTTGTGAGTCCATCAAAGAGATGTACGATAAGTGTCCCGACCTTGAGCTATTAGAAGGACTCTCCGTACTTCAACATAGGATAGGAATTCTTAAAGGCTTTCTCAGAGATCAACAAGATGGATGGCTACAAGCTAAAATCTCTGGATTTACTAATACACTTAGAGTCAAGCATACTGAAATCGTCAATCTTCCTAAACCTGAGAAGCTATTTGCTGCACCAATCAGAGGTGCACTTGTAGCAGACGAGGGATTTGAACTTTGCGGTTCCGATATGAAAAGTCTCGAAGATCGTATCAAAATGCATTACATCTACCCGCTTGATCCTAAGTATGTAGAATCCATGAGTACTGATGATTGGGACCCACATCTTGAAATTGCTAAAATTGCAGGAATGTTGTCTCAAGATCAAGTAGATAAATACAAATCTGGCGTAGACAAGAGTATCAAACCCATTCGAGATATCGCAAAGAATTGTGGCTATGCCTGCCAGTATGGTGCTGGAATTAATAGGCTTATGACTACAGGTGGTATCGAGAGAGGTCCAGCTCAGAGACTCCATGAATCCTATTGGCGTCTTAATTGGAGTGTTAAGAAGGTTGCTGAAGATCAATTAGTAAAAACTGTAGATGATCAAATGTGGCTTTACAACCCTGTAAGTAAGATGTGGTATACTTTGAGGTATGACAAGGATCGATTTTCAACTCTCGTGCAATCCACAGCAGCATTTGTATTCGACTTATGGATCAAGTATGTCCTAGAACAACGAGAGCAACTCACAGCATCTTTTCATGACGAAGGTGTATGGCATTTGAAGGAAGGTCATAGGGAAGAATTTACTGATATAATTCAAAAAGCCATCCAAAAAGTAAACGAAGAGGTTAAGTTAAATAGAGAACTTGAAGTTGACATCCAATTTGGCAAGGCGTATTCAAGTATCCACTGATGAAGTTTATAATCACTTACACTCTCTATACTACTACCGTGATGGTATGTTATCGTGGAGTGTGTTTTCAAAAAAGGCAGAAACAAACCTTGGAGAGCTTACCTGAAAGAACGAAATCTTGGATATTTTGAGACAGCGGAAGAGGCCGCAAAGATGAGAGACAGAAAAGCACTAGAATGGTTCGGAGAATTTGCCATTCTGAATTTTCCAGAAGAGAATTAACATGGATATCGTAGTCAAAGGAATTTTATCTTATATTCAAAACTTGGAAGGTCACAAGAACTCAGTACTAGCAGGTGGTGCAGTCAGGGATGAAATCTTTGGTCTTGTACCCAATGACTATGACTTCTTTGTTCCGAGTAAACATCCAAGGGATATCGAATATCTCGTTCAGAGCCTTGGTAGAGAGTTCACTCTTGAAGGTGCTATCTGTAAGTCTAAGGACTATGGGTTTCTAAAGAAGAAGAGAGTCTCTAGTAATGGACAATCAGTATTGTCTGTATGGGGCTTTAAGTTTGAAGGAAAGAAGATTGATCTCATCGGTCTTCAAGAGAATGACGACGAGGACTTCCCCTTCGAAGTAATCAGATCGTTCGACTATGGTATCAACATGGTCTATGATAACGGAAGTTACATCGATACAGAATGTTCTGACTATCGTAGTGACCGTGATAACCACTATATGTCTCTCGTCAATCTTCATGACATCAAGGGTCTTCCCAAGGCTATCAAGAGGTTTGAAACATTCAATGAGAGACAGAAGAAAGTCACTGGTGAAGACCTAGTGTTCAGAGCCCCTTGCCTTGAACTCAAGGGTAAGAAAGAAAAGAAAGAACACTACAAAGACACTTACCTCTAGGATGAGGCTTCTAATACAGTTAATTCAGCTTGGTCAGGTTCTTTAGTAAGAGAAGAACTAAGTTCTCTGGGTAGAGCAAGACCGGTGACAATGAGAACTGTAGATGTCGGTGAAGGACTGAATGCTTTCCGTGTTATAAATGAGTCCCCATCTGTCGATGAATTCTTCAACACCACAGTTACAGTAGCAGAAAATCATCCTGATCCTAGTTGGACTACGACAATGAGTGGAACATTCACCGAGTCACAATTGAATCCAACACCTACCCTTAACCAAATTCTCAATTCTCAAAGAACAACTAATAATCGATAAACAAAAGGAATTTAATATTGGCAACTAAATATATTTCACTACGTGGTTCTCTCAAGTGGGCTAAGGTTTATGAACCCGATGCATTCATGGGTGCGGAGAACTATAAGATCTCGTTCTATCCGGCTAACGAGGATGAGTGGACTAAGTTCAAAGCAACTGGTCTAGAGCTTCAGCCGAAGGAAGACACCGATGGTGTTTCTGGTAAGTACATTACCCTCCGTCGTCCGACTAAGAAGCTCATTAAGGACGATCTCATTGTATTCACTCCACCGGAGATTACTGGTGAAGTCCAAGTCTCCTATCAGGATGAAAATGGTACCAAGGTTCGTCAGTACAACAAGGCTGACAAGCTGAAGATCAATCGAGTAGGTGAACCTATTGAACTCGGTAATGGTACGGAAGTAGTAGTTAACTTCTCTTACTATGACACCATCAAGGGTAAGGGTCATCGCTTGGAGAACATCCGAGTAACTAAGCTCGTTGAATATGATCGAGAGAATACCGAAGCCTCAACCGTAAAGGAAGAAGTAGAGGTTAAGAAGGAAACTAAGACTGAAAAGAAAAGTCTTAAGGAAGAATTGAATGATGAAATTCCTTTTGGTAATTCCAAAGACCAACTGCCTTGGTAAATCTACATGATTACTTCTCGTATAATCCAGAGACAGGAGTTGTCGCATGGAAAATCGCGAGAAATAATAGGGTAAAAATCGATGAAGAAGCAGGCTCTCTTAATACTTTCGGGTATAGGAGAGTCTACCTCTTTGGTAAGTGTTACTATACTCATCGACTTGCTTGGTTCCTATACTACGGAGATTGGCCAGAAGAATTAATTGATCATATTAATGGTGATCCATCGGACAACAGAATATCTAATTTAAGAGAAGCCTCCTCTGTTCAAAATAGCCTCAACAGAAAAAGATCCATAAGAAACACATCTGGTGTTAAAGGTATAACTTGGCATAAAAGAGATAAACGATGGCAAGCTATTCTTGAACGAAACAATAGGACGATTTTTATAGGGTACTTTAAGAGTCTTCTTGATGCAAAAAGAGCTGTCGAAAAGAGACGGCTGGAACTCGACAATGAATTTTCAAATCATGGTTAATATTAAAGGTAAAGAAATGATTTCTGAATACACAGAGTATCTAATCGAATATGATCTTGAACTCCTTATGGTATATCTTTCCGGTCTCACAACAGAGGGGTATTGGGAGGAGATCAGAGAGTTCGATGACGTGAATGACCCGGAAAGTTTCTCTGAGGGATATGCGTCTCGTATGCGTGATGACGGCCTCTTCGTAACAGTTGAGCCTGTCTTTATTGAACAGGATGACTGATTGACAACACTCTTATTTGACGCCGATCTTTTGATCTACAACTCTGCTTTTTATGCAGAAGTAGCAACGGAGACAGAAGACGGCTATTGGACTTGGCATTGTAAGTTTCAAGAAGTCGTCGATAGTTTTGATTATAGATTGAATAACTATATGACTCTGCTAGACGCAACAGACTATAAGTTGTTCCTGTCAGATGAAAATAATTTCAGGAAAGAGGTGTACCCCCAATACAAGATCCTAAGACAACGGAAGCGTAGACCGCTGGTACTAAGAGCCTTCAAAGATTATCTCATCGAGGAACGAAACGCACTCTCTGTGCGGAACCTCGAAGGAGATGATCTTTGTGGAATCTACGCAACAAACGGAACCATTGAAGACCCTGTTATTATTTCTGAAGATAAAGACCTAAAGACTATTCCTGGTTATCTCTTCAAGGGTAATGAAGTCAAATGGTATTCCAAAGAAGAAGCCGACTATTGGCATCTGTATCAAACACTCGTAGGAGACCAGACAGACGGTTATCCAGGCGCAAAGGGTATTGGACCCAAGAAAGCCGAAGATGCTCTCAAGAAGGCTCCTACGTGGCAAACAGTGGTTAGTCTGTTTGAGTCTGTAGATATGACAGAAGAAGATGCCCTAGTCCAAGCCCGATGTGCTCGTATTCTTAGAGCAGAGGATTGGGATGAAGAGAAGCAAGAAGTGAAGTTATGGACACCTTAAGTCCCACATTACGACAAATCTCCAACTTGATTAACACAATCAATGCCACCAAGAGACACCCTGATTTTAGCGCCGGAGTAATGGAACTCTTAAATTCAGCAAATGTATTAGGAGTTGTAGCATTTCAATATCAGAAGGAATATGAGGATCGCAAGAAGAAAGAAAACAACAACCAAACGAAAGATTGGCAACAAAACAATCCACAGTGATTTCGAAATGGAAGCATATGATGCTATCAGAGCGATCCTCCCTCGTGGAGCTATCATCGAATATGAACCGGAAAAGCTCAAGTACGTTATTCAATACGAGTACAAACCTGACTTTGTAGTAACCCTTAAAGATGGTCGAAAGATTTACATCGAAACTAAGGGTGCTGGAAGGCAGTTTGATGATGCTGTCCGAAGAAAGATGGTAGCAGTAAAAGAACAACATCCTGACAAAGACATTAGAATTATTTTCTATAGAGATGCTGACTTTGGTAGACGCAAAAAGAATGGTCTTAAGACACGCCAATCGGATTGGGCCTCTAAAGTTGGTTTTCCTTTCACAATCAGAGAATACAAAGAAGAGTGGTTCTCATAATGAATAGCTTGTACAAATGGCTCGTGTTTAATTCCCTCAGTTTGTTCGTGACAGCCTACGGGGTTGTATACCACGATGGACTGAACTGGATGATTAACAATGACCCAACTAGAATTTCTCTCATTATTACCGGTATATATGTTTATGCAAGCGTGTATATTGTCTTGGGAATTTTCAGTAAAAAAGAAACGGTTCCCGTTATTAAGCATATTGCTCATAGTGTTATGGGTCTTGGTCTTATTGGAACTATCCTAGCCACTTATTGGTTCTTTAAAGATGCCAAGGCCACTACAGATACAAAACAGATGATCATGGTTGTCTTCAATGGTATTGGTACTGCTCAAATCACTACACTGTTTGGTCTTGGTATTGCGTGGGTGCTAGATCAGCAAAGGGCCTTTGTGCTTGGTGTAAAAGATGATTAAAGGTAAGTTCCTACTAAGTTATCTAGATTATTATGTATATTGTGTCAGTGTCTTCATTGGTTTGTTCATTCTAGCTTTTGCTCTCATTAATGAAGAGTCCAAGAAGGGTAACATCATTGATCCCTCTCAATACATCATTGAATTGACTTGGGAAGATAATAGCAACTCTGATATCGATCTATGGGTTCAAGATCCAACTGGTGCAATCACATACTTTGCTCATAAGGACTCACAGATTGTTACCTTAGACAGAGATGATCTTGGTATTAACAATACGGTAACTCTCCAGGATGGCACTACGATCACTAACCCTCTCCGGAGGGAAATAGCCAACATCAGACGTATCATTCCTGGGACATTCACTGTTAACGTCATGTGTTACAACAACAGAAATGGTGATCCAGTAAAAGCTCATGTAACTATCCGAAGATTGAATCCTTATTCCGAAGTCACAGACAAGGTTGTAGAAGTCGTTGCTAATGGTGATGAAGAAACAATCTTGAATTTCGACATGGATGACAGAGGTAACATCAGTAATACCAACGATACTTATACTCCTCTTTTTTCAGTGGTGAAACCATAATGGATATCATTCCTTATCTAACATTCCTTGGTGTTTTAGCGATCACAGCAATTCTCTTGGTGAACAGGTGGGTACTTGCTCTTGCACTTATCCCCTGTCTCTACCTCGGATACTGGTTCACATCAACTAAGATTCCTAACTACTTTGGATATCCTGTAGCAATCGAGACATTGGATATCCCAGAGGCAAGAGTCGTCAATGCTTTCCAAGGACAAAAGATTTATGTCGTTCTGATTATCAAAGGTGAAACAGAACCTCGTATGATCTCTTTGGAACCAACGGAAAAGAACAAAGAACTCGCTAAAACACTGTCTACCAGACTTAAGACTGGAACCGCTGTTGTCCAAAAGGGTAAGAAAGGTAACCCATCTAACAATGGTAATCCAGATGGTTTCAAAGGCGACACTGGTGATCTAAAGCTAGTACCTCTAACAGAACAAACAATCATACAAAAGGATATTTAATTGACAGGTAAAATCCACTTGGTCCTACCTGATCCTCACGCCCACCCAGATCATGACAACAATAGAGCAGACCATATCGGAAAGCTCATTCTTGATCTAAAGCCAGATGTGGTGGTGAATCTCGGTGATATGTACGACATGCCTTCTATGGCAGGTTATGATAAAGGTAAGAAGTCCTTCTGGGGTAGAACATTCCGTAAGGACATTGACGCAGGTCTAGACTTCG